AAGGATTCCAGCAGGACATTACAGACATCTCATCAGAAGACATGCAAAAGCTAAAGATGGGCTTAAAACGCATGAAGACGATGCGCGAAGAGGCAGAATTCTTTGGTGAGCGTGTTAATTTACCAAACGTAATCATCAAAGATTGCATGAAAGACGAAGTTGTCTTAAACATCATGCTAAATGGTGAACACGTCTACGAAGGGCCAGATAAAACAGGTATTGTCGAGACTTATCCTTTCGTTCCTATAATCTATAGTTTTGATCCTTCCATATTCGACCCACGACTACGTGTGCGTGGGTTGCCCTCCATGATCTATTCAACACAGCGCCAGTTCAACAAGCGCAATATGAAGATTGTGGATATGATGGACTCTGTTATCTCGACAGGATTTAAATATATCATTGGTTCAGTTGCAGACCCAACAGAGATGCAGAACTCAGGACAGAATAAGCTTATCGGTGTGATTGCAGATCAAGCGCCACAAGGTCTTGATTCAGTACAGCAGCTTGAGCCTGCTAACCCTGCTATATTGCAGATTATGGAGTACTCTAAGTCTTTAGATGAGCTTTCCCTTACGCTTGCAAACGTTAATGAAAGCTCCATTGGTACAGACAAAGGGGGCAACACACAAGTATCTGGCGAGCTTGCTAAACTGCGCGCTGCAAATGGTATTAGATCAAACCGTAAGTTTTTTGATAACGCAGAGCAATCTCAACAGATTCTTGGACGACTTGTTTTACTTGGTATCCAAAAGAATTATCCAGCAGGCAAGATTGCTCGCATCCTTGGTTATGAGCCTACACAACAATTCTACGATCAATCCTTTGAGCAATACGATGCAGTTATTAAGCAAGGTGTTCTATCTCAAACACAACAAGACGCTTACTATATGGAGCTTGTCAGCTTAAAAGAAAGAGGGATTGTCAATGTACCCGAGTCTGAGATTCTTAAAGCTCTCCCACTTGTCGGTAAATCAAGTCTTGAAGAAGCTGTGGCAGAGCAAAACAAAGCTAAACAGCAAGCAGAGAAAGAGATTCAAGATCTTAAGATTACTCAAATGGAACTTCTTAATGCTCAAACCGATTCAACTAATTCGCTTGCACTTTCAAGACGCGGTAAAGTGGTTGTCGATATGGCTTCTGCAAAACAAAAACTTGCGCAAGTCGATTCAGAAGAATCAACAGCATCACTTAACCGTGCGAAAACAATGGCTGAGATTGAAAAGCTTGGCGATGAAAAATTATTTAAGCTTCTAGAGTTTGTCAATATGATTCGTGAAAAAGAAGACGCAAGACAAACCGAAGAGTATGAAAAAGTTAAGATGGAAGTTTCCTCTCCTTCCCCTCAAGGTGGGATGGAACCTCCTTCTTTTAATCCATATCAACCCGATGGAGGACAATATGGCAGGTAAATCAGCAGGTAAAGGCTACGGCGCAATGGATCCTTCTGCAAATGGAAAAGGCATGTACAGTTCTAAAAAGAACCCTGTGCCTCAACCAAGCAGAGATTCGCAACGTGTAGGCCCTGGATCAAATCCAGACCAAATGAAAGCTAACAAGCTTTTAGATAAATGTTACAAGCAAAAAGAGAGTCTTCGTGGAGTGGGTGTTATGTAAAGATTCAGGCTTGATGGTTCCTCGCGACTTTAAGGATGATAAAGAAGCGATGAAAGAAAACCTCAAGCAACTGGTTGAGAAGACTGTGAGCAAAAATTCTCACAGAGATGGACGGTATTTTATTATCTTCCATTCTCGTTTTGACCAGTTCAATCCTTACATGCTCAAGCAGAAGATGAGAGTAACAGAAGTCATGCCAGGCTTTATCACAAACTCGATAGTATTTTGGGTTTGCAATAAGCGAAGCATATGCGAATGGTTGTGGTCTGTGTCACCAACCAAGTCTATTCAGTTTAACACAGAGGGTGTCGCCTACCTACAAGCAAAGGGCGCAATGCCGTCATAGCGGATAATCTATGTTTTTACGGGGATACTAATGTTAGAAGACAATGAGACCGTACCAGAGTCGAATGTAATGGATGTAGCTGTTGAAGCAGCTCAACAGGTAGCTCAAGAAGCGCCTGAAGCTCAAGAAGTGCAAGAAAAACAAGTGCCTTTATCTGCTCATCAAAAAGAGCGCAGAAAGAGGCAAGAAGCTGATGCACGCGCTAAATACGCAGAAGAACAGCTTCAGAAATATACTCAACCCCAGCAAGCTGAGGATGATTATGTTTCTGTGACACGTCGAGAGTTTAATGAGCGTACAGCAGCGAGCAACCAGCAGGTCGTTAGGACAGTGCTTGAGACCAGTTGGCGCAAGCAGAATCCCGACCTTTATGAAGTAGTAAACGAAAAACTGCCTGAACTTTTGCAGAAAAAGCCGAACTTAGCTTATGCAATCGCCTCATCAGAAAATCGTTACGAAGAAGCTTGGGAGCTTATTAAGAGCTTCCAGACTCCAGCAGGTAAACAGACCTTAGCGAAAGTGCCACAGAAGAAGGATGCACCACTGTCTCCCTCATCTGTACCAAAGTCGCAAGGGATCAATACTACGATGGACGTAATGAATATGTCAGATGACGATTTCAATAAGTGGAGACGGAGCAAAAAGACTAGCAGATAAACCAAAGGTTTTATCATGTCAGTAACAACAACCAGTCAATACGGGTCTATGGCTGACAAATGGGCACATCGTGCTCTTTTGCAAAGATCCAAGCCCCGTAACGTCCACAATCTTTTTGGTAAATCTTATTCCTTACCACAAAAGAATACATCTGTGATGACATTCAGACGACAAGAAAACTTGAATTCTGATCCTGTCGTTTTATCCGAAAGTGCTGATCCAGCACCTGAAGTCGTACACAAATTTGATATCGATATCCAAGTCCAAGAATTTGGTAAAGTCGTTCTTTTATCACGCAAAGTGATGCTAACAGTTGAAGATGATACTGCTAATGAAGTGGCAGATAACCTTTCACAGTGCATGCACACGATGTTAGATAAAGTTACACGCGATGTTCTTCATTCAGCTGTTTCAGTTATCACATGCGTTAACGGTGTTAACGGAAATGCGATTACAGAACTAAACTTAATCGATATTCAACGTGCTATTGCATACTTAGATGTTAACAATACCGAAAAAATGACTCCCATCGTCGAAGGCACTTCACGCTTTGGAACAAGCCCGGTCGAAGCGAGTTTTTGGTCAATGATGCACGTAGATTTAAAACCAGATCTAAGAGCAATCAGCGGCTTTGTACCTACTTCCGCATATGGTTCACAAGAGGCTATGTTGCAGGCAGAATTTGGCGCAATCGATGAGTCGAGATGGGTTACATCTACACTTGTTTACAAAGATACCTCTGTTGATCCAATCGTTTACGACAACACATTTGTCGGAGCAAACGCTTACGGTTATGTTGGTATCGATGAAGTATCTACAGAGATGATTATCAAGCCTCTTGGGTTTAATGATTATCTAAATAGATTTCAATCAATGGGCTTCAGCGCATTCTTTAACGCTGGTGTACTTGATGACTCACATATCGTGTGTCTACAATCAACTAAAGCGGTATAAGGAGGTAACTTATGTCTGATTTATTCGAAGGACAAACAATGACCTACGGCGCTTCATTCATTTCGGATGGTGCTGCCTTTACATTCACGATTCCCTTCCAAGCGGATCGCGTTTTTGTCTATAACTACACTAAATTTGCTACAACTTCAGCGACTCCAATGAGCGTTTGGTATCGTGGGATGCCTGCTGGGGATGCACTGCAACAATTAGTTATCGTTGATTCTGGCGCTACAGGTAATAAAAACTTAGTGCTTGAAACAACTAACGGTTTTACTGTTGCTGATACTGCTGGTGGTGCTACTGCCTATAGAGCTGCAATTTCTGGTGTGACAGCTGCAAATCCTGTAGTGGTTACAACTGGTGCAGCTCATGGTTTGGCTACAGGTGATATCATCCGTATCACAAACCTAGGTAATGCTGGTGCTGTTGACTATGGTATGGATCAATTGAACAACAATCGTTATGCGATCACTGTTCTGACTTCCACAACATTTAGTTTACAAGACCCAGTATCTGGCGACAACGTCAACGGGACAGCTTATACAGCCTATATCACAGGTGGTAAAGTTAACCTTGAGACACGTGTCAACGCAACACAGTTTGCTTTTGCTCCTGTGATTTACAAACTCACATTTGGTTCAGCTGTCATGGGATCTGATAATGATCAGTTCTATTTTGAAGCGATCAAATTTGGTGAATACGAAGACATCGGCGATATCGTCGGTCTATAATAATTGGGAGGGGATAATTTGTCCCCTCCATTAAATTAAAAAAGGTGCTAACATGGTAAAAGAAAAAGTTAAAGAGTTAGAGGGTTCCCCGATGGATACAATCATTGCGCAGCATAGAGACCTATCTATTGATGAAATGCCTCTTGATACTTATCAAGACTACAAAGAGTACAATAAGAAAGCACGTGGCTTAAACAAAAAAGCCAAAGCTCTATTATATCCTTGCAAGCCTTGTCCAATTGAGTTACACCCGAAGCAGAAAATCCGCTTTGCGCGTAAAGACCAGCCGAGCAACCCTCTCAAAGTGCTTCTTCAAACAGATATGATTGATTACAATGAGACGCTTGTTCCTGGCAGAGTGTATGATCTACCGAATACAATTATCAAGTTCCTAAATGATAAGGGCGTGCCGATCTGGAAGTGGGTCGACAAAGCAAATGGTGAGAAAGAGACTACTATCTCACACTATGAGCCAAGATTTGCACTTCAGGGAGTATTTAACGATTAATGACTAGATCGGTAAACGATATCTTAACATTAATGAGAAGGGTGATTTCGCGTCCTAACGCGAATGATCCCGATTCTAACGATACGTTGTTGCTTAGATACATCAATGATTTCTACGCTATCTCAATGAATACCGACGTGCGTCTGTTTGAGAACTTCTCGACGCTTGAGTTTACCATTGATGAGACTAATACCACTGGACGCTATACTTTTAATGATGTAGGGGCATCCGAGCAGTTTGTAAGCATTAGTGCAGAAGCATTTTGCGATAATAATGTTCTGAATATCTACCTTAACCCAATGCAATTCTATTCATTTTGGGATCAGTTTGACACAAGCCAATTGACTCCAGGGCAGCCAACGGACATGCTGTACTATGGGAACGAGATTGTTTTCCGTACAATCCCAGATCAAGAATATACTATTCGCATCTATGGATATAAAAAGAATGAGGAATTATCAACTGATGGTGATCCCCCACTTCCTTTTCAAGAGTGGTATCGCTATATTGTCCTCCATCGGGTTGATATGGATTAAA